CTCACGCAGAGAAAAAATCCTGGTGGAGCAGCTGGGGTGCGAACTTTCGCCGGAGGTAACGCCCGATGGCGAAACGTAATTCTTCTATCAACTGGCCCGCGATCGAGCGCGAATACTTGGCTGGTGAATGTTCGATCCGGGAAATAGCTGACCGATACGAAATCTCGGACACAGCGATTAGAAAGAAGGCGAAAGCGGAAAGGTGGGAGCGCGCAGTTCGCAGTGCGAACCGCCGCGAACCGGAGCCTGCGCCGCCCCCTCCACCGCCTTCCGACCCGGAAAACCCTCGCGAGCCGACCGCGATTGCCGACGACGGCCGCAACCTGGTCGGCAGGATGCTGGACGAACTGGACGCGGTCACCAGCCGCCGCGGCGAACTCGAGGACATGATCGTTTCGGCCACCGAAGACGATCAGGACGACAGTCGCCGGAACGCCATGATGAAGGCGCTCAGCTTGCCCAGCCGGGCGAACACGATGAAGACCTTGGCGCTCGCGCTGAAGACCTTGAACGAAGCCTCGGCGCCCCAAGGCAAGAAGGCGGCTCAGCAGGAGAAGGCAAAGGCCATTGGTGGCGGCAGCCGCTTCGCCGCGCTGGGGCCGCCGACGCTGAAAGCAGTGAAATAAGTGGTCACATGGTCCACGGCGTGCCTCGATTGGAAGCGCCGGATCCGCGAACGCAGGTCTCTGATACCCTTTTCGCCGCTGTTTCCGGCCTCCGCCGAGGCCAAGATGGCGATTTTCACCTCGCTCAAGATCGTCGATCTGGGCATCAATCCAGCGACTGGCGAGCATTTCACGATCGGTGAGACGGCTGGCGAGTGGCTGCTGGACTTCGCAGCGGCCATTTTCGGCGCCTACGACCCGGAAACGGGAGAGCAGAAGATCCGCAAGGGCCTCCTTCTCGTCTCGAAGAAGAACACGAAGTCGACAATTGCCGCGGGCATCATGCTCACCGAGCTTATCGCCGGGTGGCGCCCATCCGACGAGAACCTGATCCTCGCTCCTACGATCGAGGTCGCCGGTAACAGCTTCAAGCCTGCCTGCGACATGATCCGAAACGACGAGGAGCTCGACGCTCTCCTGCATATTCAGGAACACGTCCGGCTCATCACCAACCGCAACACCAAGGCGACGTTGAAGGTCGTCGCCGCCGACAGCGCTACCGTCTCCGGCAAGAAGGCCAGTCGCGTTCTGATCGACGAGCTCTGGCTGTTCGGGAAGAAGGCCAACGCCGATGGCATGTTCCGGGAAGCCACCGGCGGCCAGGTGTCGAGGCCGGAAGGTTACACGCTCTATCTGACGACGCAGTCGGATGCCCCGCCCGCTGGCGTGTTCAAGGACATGCTGAACTACGCCCGCGACGTGCGCGACGGCGTGATCGAAGATCCCGAGTTCCTCGCAGTGCTCTACGAGTACCCCGAGGAGATGATGGCCGCGGACGAGCATCTCGACCCGGAAAACTTCTACATCACCAATCCCAATCTGGGGCGATCGGTCAGCCAGAAGTGGCTGCTCAGCGAGTTCCGGCAGGTCGAGAACGCCGAGGACGGCACCAAGCAAGTCTTTTTTGCCAAGCACCTGAACGTGGAAATCGGCGTCGGCCTCCGGCACGATGCGTGGATCGGCGCCACATACTGGGAACAGGCGAAGGCTCCAGCCGAACTGTGGGACGGTACGCTCGAGCATATGCTCGAAATCTGCGAAGTCATGGTGGCGGGCGGCGATGGCGGCGGCCTGGACGACCTTCTCGGCCTGGCGCTGCTGGGCCGCCACCGGATCACCAAACAGTGGCTGCTCTGGTGCCGGGCATGGGCCCAACTGGACGTATTTGAGCGCCGGAAGGACATCGTCAGCAACCTGAACGACTTTATCGCCGAGGGCACGTTGGTGAAATGCACCAGCCCGACGCAGGATCTCGTGGAAGTTGCCGACATACTGGAGCGCGTTCGCGATGCGGGGCTGTTCCCGGAACAGGCTGCGATCGGCCTTGACCCCCAAGGTATCACCGCCCTGGTCGACGAATTGTCTGGGCGCGGATTCACCGCCGAGCAGATGCTGGCGATCAGCCAAGGTTTCCGTCTCTCCGCTGCCGTCTGGGGCATGGAGCGCAAGTTGAAAGACGGCACCCTTGTCCATGCCGGACAGCAGCTCATGGCTTGGTGCGCAGGAAACGCGAAATCAGAGCAGCGCGGCAACGCGGTGCTGATCACGAAGCAGGTGGCCGGCAAGGCAAAGATCGACCCGCTCGTCGCGGCGTTCGATGCCGTGATGCTGATGACCCGCAACCCGGAGGGCGTTGGCAATGTCGACGAGTGGATCGAAAGCTACGCATGACCGTATCGCACTATAAGCTGTCTGCCGCAGCGGCCGCCATGGAGGCCAAGCGCAACAGCCCGTCCCTAGAGAGCAAGGCGGCTGGGTACGCGAGCAAAGAGCTTTCTCTCACTGATCCCAATGGATGGCTCCCGGAGCGCTACTCGTTTGGCGAGCGCGTCACCGCCACATCTGTCATGGGCCTCGCTGCGACTTGGGCGTGCGTCAACTTCTGGGCTGGCAACATCGCATCCCTACCATTGAGCATCTATCGTACCGGGCCGGGGGGCGTGTCAGTCGAGGATCGTGGCCATTGGCTGTACGGCCTATTGCATCGAAGCCCTAATTACGACCAGTCAGCATTCGACTTTTGGGAATTCATCGCAGCATCGATCGAGTTGCAAGGGAACGCATACGCCCACATCCGCCGTGTCGCGGACGGGCGGATCACCTCCCTCAAGCCTGTGCCCCCGCAAGCGATGTCGGTGCGACGCCTACCAAACGGCGATATCGAGTACGCGTGGACCGACGAGGCCGGCGCATATCGGGTGACCCAGCAGGACGTCTTGCACATCCGCGGCCCTTTGGGCGGCCCGCTTGGCGGTGTGTCACCGATCGCCGCCTGCGCAGAATCATTCTCCAACGCCTTCGCCGCCAACCGCGCATCGTCGAGCCTCTTTTCCAACGGGGTACGGCCAAGCGGAATTATGACAAAAGAGGGCACGCCCCTCACTGCTGACCAGCGCAGCAAGCTGGAAACCTTGCTTCAAGAGAAGTTTGTTGGTGCTGCCAACGCCGGGCGGCCGATGCTGATTGATGGCGGCCTGAAGTGGGAGCAGCTTTCCCTGTCCCCGAAAGATGCTGAGCTCATCCTCAACCTGAAGTTCAGCGTCGAGGAAATCTGCCGCATTTTCGAGGTTGATCCGCACCTTGTAGGGGCAACGGAAGGCAACACCACCCTCGGCAGCAGCATGACCGAGCAAACCAACACCGTGATGAAGTTCAAGATGCGTAAGCGGTTGAAGCGCATCGAAGGCGCGCTTGAGAAGCAACTGCTTACCGCGGACGATGTGGCGGCTGGGGTGAGCATCGAGTTCAACGTCGAAGGATTCCTGCGCGCCGATAGCCTCGGCCGCGCGACCTATTACGGCATCATGAAGGAATTCATGACCCGCAACGAGATCCGGGCGCTTGAAGGCCTTCCCCCGGTCCCCGGCGGCGATGTGCTCATGACCCAGATGCAGGACATCCCCCTATCAGCGGCGCTTGCCGGAACGAGGAACCAGCAATGAACGAGTTCGACTTCGCGCTCGACCTGAAAAGCCTGAATGACGAAGGCGCCATCGAGGGTTTGGCGATCGGCTACGGCAACCTGGACGCCGGCGGCGACATCGTCGCACGCGGCGCTATTTCAGCATCGATCGCCGGTCGGAAGTCCATTCCCATGCTGCTCTATCACGACCAGCGTCGCCCGGTTGGATCGTGGACGAGTTTCGAAGAGGTCTCCGAGGGCCTTCTGGTGAAGGGCACATTCTCGAACACGGCCGCCGCTCGTGAAGCGCGCGAAGATGCCAAGAGCGGCGCGCTGGGCGGGCTGTCGATGGGATACAAGACGATCCGCCATCGGATGGAAGGCAAGGCGCGCCACCTCTTGGAAGTGGCTTTGCACGAGATTTCGCTCGTCACCATTCCAATGAACGACCGGACCCGCGTGACGAACGTCAAAGACATCGAGGATTTGCAGGCTCGCCTTGTAGCCGGGGACCGGCTCACCGAGCGGCAATGGGAGACCTTGCTCAAGAAGGGCTTTGGTCTCTCCAATATGGAGGCTGAGCGCGCCGTGCGCATCAACCTCAAGGGTCAGGGGGATCCTGACGACACGGCAGACCCCGACGCCGCCTTCTGGGCGGCGATGAACAGCGCCGCCTGACGGCACCCCCAAGAAGGAAACGAATATGAGCAGGATTGCTTTCGTGGGCCTTGCCCGCGGGATCATGGGCGCGTCCCTTATCGGCCGCCTCACCGCCAACGAGCTGCGCCTCGGCAGGCTTCTGCGTGACCCCAACGGCCACCCGCCGGGCCGCACCACCGCCGAGATCGCGGCAGAGACCAAGGCCGCCTTCGAGAAGGCGACCAACGAGGTCAAGGCGATCGCCGAAGAAGCCCTCGGCAAGGCCACCGCCGGCGAAGTCCTCACCACCAGTCTGAAGGAACGCGCCGACGAAGCGCTGACTGCGATCGCAGGCCTCAAGGCTTCCATGACCGAACTGGAGCAGAAGGCGGACCGCAGCGGATCCGGCAATGAGCAGCAGCCCTCTCCTGGCCAGCAGTTCATCGACAGCGAGGAGTACAAGCAGGCGTTCCCCAACGGCGCGCAGCCGGGCAGGAACGTGGCGATCGAGGTGAAGGCGATCACGTCGCTGACCACCGATGCCGACGGTTCGGCCGGCGACCTTGTCCGCACCGAGCGGGTACAGTCGCCGATGGCAATGATGCCCGACCGCCGTCTGACGATCCGTAGCCTCGTCGCTCCGGGACAGACCAGCTCGAGCTCGATCGAGTACGTCCAGGAGACGGGCTTCACCAACGGCGCGGGCATGACTGCGGAAACCGCCGCCAAGCCGGAATCCAGCCTGAAGTTCGACCTCAAGCAGGCGCCGGTGCGCAAGATCGCGCACTGGATGCTCGCCTCGGCGGAAATCCTCGCAGACGCCCCTGCCCTCCGGTCGATGATCGACTATCGCCTGCGCTACGGCCTTGCGATCGTCGAAGACACGCAGCTGCTGAAGGGCAATGGCACCGGCCAGAACCTGCTCGGCGTCAAGCCGCAGGCTGCTGACTACGCCGCGCCGATCACGCTGGCCGACGCCACCAAGATCGACGTTCTCCGCCTCGCGCTGCTGCAGGTCGAGCTTGCGGAATACTCGGCGGACGGTCACGTCCTGCACCCGACCGACTGGGCCGAAATCGAGCTTCTGAAGGACACCCTGGGCCGATACATCATCGGCAACCCGCAGGGCGGTCTCGCGCCG